AGAGAAAGAAGGGAGGAGAAGAGGGAGGGGAGCAACGCCCCCCCTTACTCTCCACCCTGTCAATACAAAAGGGGTTTAGGGGGTGTCCCCTACCCCAAGGGGAAGAGGCATTCAGGGAATTCCCTCACCAGGAAAAGGGTTCTCTACTTTGTAGTTATTCTACCTAGTCCATTTGTAAGTTTACCCAAACTATTATATATTAGCCATTCTAAAAAAAAAGTGATGAAAGAAAAAAAAGAAGTTAAGCTAGTGACTAAGGGAACTGACGAATTAATGTGGGGTTGGAAACTCTCACCAATACACCTGTCGGGTAAGGTAGCTAGAAAGTATTATGAAAAATATGGTACTGAAATTAAAGGGGTTACTTTGACCTCTAATAAGCCCCTTGTTTGACCTCTAACAAACCCCTACTTAGGGGTCAAGGATAGGGTTAAAGATAAAGATAAAGATAATATATATAGTTTATATAATTTTTATATATTTGTGCAAAGACAAAATGAAAAGGCTACCAACAGAATTAAAAAAACAAAGAGGTACACTTCGCAAGGATCGTCTAAACGAAAGCGAACCGAAGCTACCTTCTGTTATCCCCCCGATACCAACTTGGTTATCTGAAGATGGACAAAAGGCATTTAGTGAACTAAGCAATTTACTTCACGATATGTCTGTCCTGACTCAGGCAGATGAGTTAGCTTTAACTTTACTTTGTGATGCTTATAGCGAATATAAAAATGCTAAAGAAATTGTAAACCAACTAGGTGCAACTGTTGAGATAATGTCAAGAGAAGGAAACTCAAAACCAACTATAAGACCTGAAGTTCAAATAGCTAATCAAGCTTTTGTTAGAGTCTTTCAACTACTTAAAGAATTTGGATTAACTCCTTCGAGTAGAGCAAAGGTAAATGCTATTGAAAATGCTTCTAGTACACCTGATGTTAAAATAGAAAATTTCTTTAACGGTGGCGAATAATCTTCACAGGATAGATAAAAACAAATACTTCTTTGATGAGAAATCAGCGAAGAGAGCTGTTGACTTTATTCAAACTTTTTGTAAACACACTAAGGGAGAGTTAGCAGGTCAGCCATTTGTATTAGAGCCTTGGCAAATAGAAATCATAGAAGCTATCTTTGGTTGGAAGTCTAAGAAAACAAAGCTTAGAAAATTCAGACAGTGCTTTATCTTCATTCCTCGTAAGAATGGAAAGACTACGATGATGGTTGGTATAGCACTCTATATGCTTTTCTCTGATGGAGAGAAAGGAGCTGAAATTGTATCGGCTGCTGCTGATAAAGAACAAGCAAGGTTAAGTTTTTCGATAGCTAAACAAATGGTTTTACAAGAACCTAACCTTATCAAAAGAGCAGGTACTTATCGTGACTCAATTACTTACGATAAAGTTGGATCGTACTACAAAGTTATTTCGGCTGATGCAGATACCAAGCACGGACTAAACCTCTCTTGTTGTTTACTTGATGAGATTCACTCGCACAAGAATCGTGACCTCTACGATGTGTTACTTACCTCTATGGGTGCTAGAAAAGAACCTCTTATGTTAGGAATAACTACAGCAGGGGCAGGTAATCAGAAAGACCACATATCGAGAGAGCTTTACGACTATTCTAAAAAATTAATTGATGGTTCTATTGAGGATGATTCGTTCTTAGGAATTGTATATGAGGCTGATGAAGGCGATGATATTTTTAGCGAAGAGGTTTGGAAGAAAGCTAACCCTGGTTACGGAAGTATAGTGACTAAAGAGTATATGCACCAACAAGCTATCAAGGCAAAAAACGAACCTTCTTTTGAGAATACTTGGAGAAGATTACATTTAAACCAATGGGTTGCCAATGAAACTAAGTGGATTAGTGACGAGAAGTGGATGCTGTGTGATGGTGAGGTTGATAAGAATTATCTAAGAGGTAAAGTTTGTTACGCAGGATTAGACCTTGCAAGTACACGAGATATTACTTGTTTAGCTTTATTGTTCCCTGATGAAGAGGGTGGTTACGATATAATTAACTATAATTTTGTACCTGAAGAAAACGCTAAGAGAAGGTCAGAGAGAGATAAAGTAAATTATGATAAGTGGCACAGGGAGGATTATGTTATTTATACTCCTGGAGATGTAACTGACTATAACTACATAAAGCAAAAGATTGTTGAGTTAAGTGAGATTTATGATATGCAGATAGTGGCTTATGACCGTTGGAACTCAAGTCAACTAATAATCGACCTGACAGAAGATGGGTGTCCTTGTGTTCCTGTAGGTCAAGGATTTAAAACTATGTCACCTGCAACTAAAGAATTTGAAACACTAATACTTAGTGGTAAGATTCGACACGATGGCGATCCTGTCCTTAGATGGATGATGAGCAACGTAGTTCTTACACTTGACCCAGCAGGTAACGTAAAACCAAATAAAGCAAAAAGTAACGAAAAGATTGATGGTATCGTAGCTTGTATTATGGCACTATCTGAGGCTATGGAAAATAAAAATAAAGGTGGATCGGCTTACGATGACAAAGAGATATTTTTTATCTAAGAACGAAATAGTAGAAAAAGAGTACAACTCAATTAGAGAGATTTGTACTAACGTTCTTAGGAGCAATAAAAACCTTTACCTTGTTGATGACTTAGTGCAAGAGGTTTGCTTAATTTTGCTTAATCAAGGTGATGAGTCTGTACAGACCATCTACGAACAAGGTTACTTTAAATTCTATATAGCTAGGATAATAACTAACCAAGTATTCTCTAGCACTTCACCATTCCACAAGAAGTACAGAGAGCAAATACCTTTCATTGATATTGATGATACAGAAGAGTATAATCCTTTAGCTGACAAGATTTGGCTTGATATACAGCACTTACTTACTAAAAAAGAAAAGAAAATAGTTGAGTTAAGGTACGTTTATAACTTAAAAGTGACTGATATAGCTAAGATAATGGGTGTTTCTACAAGGCAAATTTACAAGTATATCAAAGGGATTACAGGACACTTGAAAAAAAAGTATAAATAAAAGGTTCACAAAAACACCTTTTCTATATATCTATATGGATAAGGTATATAAAACCCAAGAAGGATTTGGCAAACATTTTAGATTTTTTTAGAAGAAAACCTCAAGTACAACCTAACCAAGAGGAAAGGTTTTACAATACGAGTTTATATGGGAACGCTTCAATAATGGGCAACTCATCTAATCAACCAATTTCAAAAGAACGTTCACTACAACTATCAACAGTTTGGAGTTGTGTGAAAGTAATTTCTGAAACAATAGCTTCTCTACCAATCTCGTTGTACGAAAAAGATGCAGATAATAAAAGATATATTTTATCTGACAATCCACTTCACTCTTTAGTAGGAGAGCAACCTTCACCTCTCTACAACTCTTTTAGCTTTTTTGAAAGAGCCTTAGTAGACCTTTGCCTTGATGGAAATTTCTTTGCTTATATAGAAAGAAATAACGGAGGTCTACCTACTCAAATAATCCCTATCCAATGTGATGATGTAAGTGTCTATGTATCGCCTGATGGTAGAGAAGTTTATTATGAAATAGACCAAAACGAAACTATACCTTATCCTATTACTGGAAAAGTAACTTCAGAGAATATGATCCACATTAAGGGATTATCTACTGATGGAGTTATGGGTAAGTCACCGATACAGAGTGCAGCAGAATCTTTAGGTATATCTTTATCTATCGAGCAATTTGCAGGTTCGTTCTTTAAGAACGGAGCATCTGTAGGTGGTATTCTTAAACATCCAGGAACGCTTAAACCTGAGACAGCTAAACGATTACGAGCTAGTTGGAATCAAACTTATAGTGGTTCTATCAACGCAGGTAAAACTGCAATTTTAGAAGAAGGAATGGATTTCTCTCCACGACAGATTCCGAACAATCAAGCTCAATTCTTAGAGACTAGACAATATCAAATTAGTGATATTTGTCGTGTTTTTAGAGTGCCTAACCATCTCGTTAACGATTTATCTAACGCTACATACTCTAACATAGAGGCACAGCAAATCGATTTTGTGGTACACACTATCACACCTTGGATTAAGCGTATTGAGATGGCACTTAATCAAAAATTAATTCCTTTCAATAAGAAAGGCTCACAATATTTTAAATTCAATTTAACTGCCCTTCTAAGAGGTGATTCTAAGTCAAGAGCAGACTACTATAGAACACTTGTAAACATTGGTGTTATTTCACCTGATGAGGTTAGAGCTTTTGAAGATATGAACTCTATGGGTGGACCAAGTGAAAATGTTTATATGCAAAGTAATATGATGCCTTTAGATAGTTTAGGCGAAGGAACAACAAGAAAAGACACAGAATAATATGGCACTAAATACAAATCAAAAAAAATTTAGAAAATTACACAAAAATCAAGGTGGTTATGGTGAGTCAGTTACTAAAAGTGATTCTCAAGATTTAGGTGAAAAAAAAGCAGAACTATTTATCGGTACAGGTGGAGATGTTAAAGTTTCATTGTATGGTGGTAGTGTTGTAACATTAAAAAATATTCCTTCAGGTACTTTTTTAAAAGGTATTTTTGTAAATAGAGTTTACTCAAGAGGAACAACTGCAAGAGATATAGTAGCAATTTACTAAAACGTAAATTATGAAAAATAAAGAAACTAGAATATATAATGGTAACTACGAGATCCGATTGGATGAAGATTCAAAAGAGACTAGAGTTAGTGGTTACGCTGCCTTGTTCGATACAGATAGTAGAGATTTAGGCTTTAGAGAAACGATTTCTAAACGAGCTTTTGATGGTCGCTTAGAAGATAATGTAATCTTAACTTTCAATCACGATCCAAATTTAATATTGGATAGAAATATGGGTGGTACTTTACAACTATCTATTGATGAAAGAGGTTTACGATACGATGCTACCTTACCTAATACAACAACTGGTAATGATGTAGCAGAATTAATGAAAAGAGGTTTACTTTATGAATCTTCATTTGCATTTACTGTGACTGATGATGAGTGGAGTAAAGACGGAGATACAACTCGCAGACAAATCAATCAGATTGGTCGCTTGGTCGATGTCAGTATAGTCGGTGTTGGTGCTTATGCTAATACTGATGTTGCACTTCGTTCTAAGGAAGCTTTTGAAACAGAAGCAACTACAGAAGAAACCCCTCAAGTGGAAGAAGTGGAGCAAAAGGTTGAGGAATCATTTGATGATTCAAAGTTAAATTTATTAAGTAACGAATTAAAATTAAAAAAACGAATATGAAAAATTCGATTGAAATTCGTCAAGAGAGAGCAGAGCTTATCGGAAAAGCTGATACTTTGTTAAACTTGGCTAAAGGTGAGTCTCGTGACTTTAGTAGTGACGAGCAAGTATCATACGATGATATGATGACTAACATTGACAAACTAGCTAAAGACATTGAGGTAGTTGAGCGTCAAGAAAAATTGAACGCTGAAGCAGCATCTATTCCTGTTTCTCACTCTACACAAGATGTATCTGAATCTAAAGAAGTAAGAGAATACTCTTTCGTAGATGCAGCAAAAGCAGCTTACTCTGGTCGAATGACAGGTTTAGTAGCTGAGATGGATCAAGAAGCTCGTAACGAGAATCCAAACCAAGCATTTAAAGGTGTTGGTATTCCTTACTCTGTATTAAACGCAGGTAAAGAGCAACGTGCAGCAACAGTTTTAACTGCTAACTCTGCTCCAACTGAAGTATCTTCTTTTATTGACCAATTACAAGCAGCTTCTGTAATGGTAGCAGCAGGGTCTAACTTCTACTCAGGATTAAGTGCTGATAGAAAATTCCCTATTGTTCAAAATATCGCTTCTAACTGGGTAGCTGAGAACGTAGGTACTGCTCCAACAGCAGCAGGTTCTTTAGGTGAAAAAACTCTTCAACCTAAAAAAGTTATCTCTATCGTAGATATGAGTGCTGAAGCATTGGTTCAAAATGCAGGTTTAGAAGGTGCTTTAAGAAGAAACTTAGCTCAGTCAATGATGGCTAAAATGGAAGCAGCTTTATTAGCTCAAGCTGATGTTACTTCTGCTCCTGAGTCTATCTTTGCAGATGCAAACGCTTACTCTACAGCAGCAGCTACTATAGCTTTAGTTGCAGGTTTAGAGGCTGAATTAATTGCAGCAGGTGTTGGTTTAGATGCTCGTACATCTTACATCTTCAACCCAGCAGCTTGGTCAACTATCGCAGGAGCAGCAGGAGCTGACTTCACAGGTGGTTACTTAGACTTGAGAGATAAAATGATTAACAACACTCCTTACCACGTTACTTCTGCTTTAGGTGCTGACGGGACTGCTGCAAAAGACCAAATTCTTTGTGGTGACTTCTCTAAAGTTCACTTAGGAGTATTCGGTGGTTTAGATGTATTGTTTGATCCTTACACACAAGCAGGAATAGGTGCAGGTCGTATGGTTGCTACTGGTCTTGTTGATGGTGTTTGCGCTCAAGGTGGTTCTGTAATGCAAAAATTGATTGAAGCATAATAATAATCACTATAATTAATTAGAAAGGCGAAAGGGTTAATCCCCTTTCCCTTTTCTTTACAAAAGACCAAAATGGCTATATCGCACTTAGATAATATATTTAACAAAGGTAACTACGAGTATCTAAACCCAAGTCAAAACAGATATGGGAATTTAGAGCTATCGGAAGCTGCGACAACTCAAGTTGTTACAACTGCTGAGTTAAAGGCTCAACTTAGAATTGATACTTCTGATGAGGACATTTTGTTAGCTACATATATAAGTGCTGCGACTCAAATGGCTGAACACTATTGTAACAGACATTTTATTACAGCTAAGTACAAACTTTGGTTTAATGAATTGCCTAGCACATTTAGTTTATACTATCCTGATTGTAAATTTAATTTTTCAGCAGGACAAGATAATGCTAAAGATGGTTTACACTATTTAGCTGCTGTAGGTACTACTTACACTTTGTTTGCCAATACTAATTGGTACTCAAATCAAAATACTAACCCTTGTCAGGTAAAGATGACTAGCACACCTTCTGATGCGATAGGCACAGAAGATTTAGATGGAACAACTGACGGAATATATTATTTCCAATTCCAAACTGGTATTGGCGATGCAGCAAGTGATATTCCTGATGCTATTAAACAAGCGATTAAATTAATTGCAAGTGATATGTATTATTTCAGAGAGGATCGCAAGAGAGCGTTTCCAATGGCTTCTGAGATATTACTACAACCTTATAAATGCTATTTATAGTATATGGCTTTTATTGCAAAAATAAAGGCAGGTGATTTTAACCAACGAATCAAGTTAAAGTCAGTATCTTCAACTCAAGATGGTTTTGGAGGGATTTCAGACTCTTATTCTGTTCAAGCAACAATTTGGGCTAATAAGAATGTTAAGACCCTTAGAGACATCGAAGAGAAGTTTGAAGGAAAAGAATTACAATCTTATGGTCGGTTTGTTTATACTATAAGATACTCAAGTGAGACAAAAGGTATAAAAGCTAATTGGATTATTGAGGAAGTAGAGACTAGCGATATATACGAGATATTAGGTTTCGTTATAGACCCTAGAAAAGAGTTCATTGAAGTTTTTGTAAAACAAGATTTACCAACAGCTTCACCAGTATAGTTATGGCTAAAGCAAAGGATAAAAAGAACGAGTTAAGAATTGAGGTTCGTAATATTCAAGATGTTCAACGTAGTTTGAAAGACCTTGGTAAGACAGCTAGAGAGTCTCGTACAGCCATAAATAAAGCGTTAAGACCTGCTGCTAATATGTTAGCTAGAGGTATTCAAAAGGCTTATAAAAAAGAGTTTAATGAAAACTCAGATTACAAAAGAAAAAGTGGTAGAACACCAACTTGGAAAACGATTGGTATAATTACAGCTCGTAAATCGAGACAACCAGGTTTATTTGTTGGTCCTATTGTTCGTAAAACCACACCTATAAGAATTAAAGGTGGTGATAGTAGAAACTTACCTGCGATGCAAATTAAAGGTAACGCTATACAACCGAAGCCTAGACCTAATGTATTTGAAGCTACAGCTACAAAAATGGAAACACAAATCTATTTACAAGCTGAAAAAGACTTAGATAATTTAGTAAATAAAATGATTAAACAAGCAGGATTTTAGATGTTTGCAGTAATAGGAAAAGAAATAGTAACAAAATTACAAGCCACATCGGCTTTCACTACAGCTAATGGTAGTAACAAGGTTTTCCCTGTTATTATACCTCAAGGTGTATCTTACCCTTGCTCTACGTTTGAAATAACTAACGTATCGAACTTTTTATCTAAAGGTGGTTCGCTTAACTCGTGTGATGTATCAATTCGCATCGCTTGTTTCGCAGACACTTATAACGCAACATATAATCAAGCCAAGGCAGCCGTAGAAGCCTTAGACTTGT